GTAGGAGACTTTCTAGGAGGTTTTGTCACCTTTCATTGGGCACCCCTCATTACTGATATTCGCCCAAAACGTGTGTGACCACGGGTAGTTTAAGTTGCAGACCCCGATAATCGGAACTACCAAACATACAAGAAACTGACACTATTTTCATATCTTCCCCCACAAAGGGTTTTCCCAGACGACGGATAAGCGCCGGATCTAAACCAGCTGGGTTTCTGGTGGTCAGTATTTCTACCTAAATAAGTGCACAATTATTGACCAACTTACACCTGGTAACTTCATAAGTATAATTACCAAGAGCAGCGCCAGTAACTGTGATAGTACCGCCCAAAGCTGTGACGGTGACATTGGCCTGTCCACAATAGGCGGTAGCACCTGATTGTAGAAATACCTGAGAATTAATCGTAACTCCATTCCCGACAACACTAAGTAACCCAGTCCCGCGCTGAAACAAGTTAACAAGATACACCCCTTGAGTGCGGAACGTCAGCACCGTAGTTGTGGCGTTTGCTGTCGTTACTGCACTAAAGTTTGGACCCACATTACTTGATCCTGCACCAGATTGTAAAGTCTGGACCAATGTAGCCGTTGGTTGTGGTTCACTTAACTCAATCGTATAGTGAACAAACACATCCCCAACTACAGAGGCACCTGCACCAGAATACACAACGAACCCGAACTGGCCAAAATCGACCAGTTTGGTATCTGTCACGTTTGAATCCTGCGTAAATCGTAGTACTTGATCCACTGGAATAACCAAGGTCGTAGAAGACCAAGGAGCAGTTTCCATCAAATGCCACTGATTTGCAAGTTCCATCCGATCGGTTGGTTCATTATCTTGTGAATCTGGGTCATGATACAGAGCAACACGACCGGTTTCGTTCGTCCCACACATGGGTACATACTCGAAGGAGAGTGATGTAAACCTGTATCGATCGAAATTCGATGCAATTGCTGGTAACCATGAAAATAAAGTCCCATTAGTCGGGTTTATTCTATAGATATTACCGGCAACTCCACCGTTAACAACGAAACCGGTTGAATTGTTAAATGTTCCAACAAGCTCTCGATGAGAAACTTTGAACACCTTAGACATATTCGGACGAGATCCTTGTATTACCTTTGTGGATGCAACAGGAGCTTTGATTTCATTCCCTGACCTCTGCAACACATTCAGAGTAGGTTGCATTGGTCTAGGTTTGGGACCAAACATTTTAGGCTCATAGACAACCTTTTCAGATTGCCTCTGTTGCTTACGCTTTAATTTCTGAGTTAGTGTCCTAGTCATATTACCTTCTAAACTAACTGACTATGTTAGTAAATTCCCAGGGTATTTTCGATAAGTATTGGATGTAAAGCCGCGTAAAATTCAATAGAATTTACGTGCTCAACTCCCTGAGCGAAGTCAAGATCCAATGAGTCATAATAACTCTCCAAGATAACCTGAGTTTCTGGGGTAATACCAAACGCCTTATAAAAAGACAATCTTGTATCAGATTGTATTGACCTACGTATATAAGTCAACCCCCTCATCCTTTCATAGTTACCGAACTCGACCACTTTATATATGAATTCGTCACTCAAATCTATTTTCTTCGTATATATAGATGAAGCTCTAAATAGACTATTGTGCAGCGAATACATAATTGGGACTCCTGAATTGATGATTCTACCACAAGTAGAAACTGCCATATATGTGGATGCTATCTGAGCAACAGTTTCACTTGACTGTAATGTACAGCAATCTTTAGTTATTGATTTTAACGGATTCCTTACCATCTGATAAGAACCGTTAACCAACACTGGATTGCTTTGACAAAACTCGATTGACTCCAATTCATAGCAAACCTCTTCAACAATGGCATTATATCCTCTAGCCAACCACCAACTAGACAATGTTGAATCAAGTAATGATAAATCATTCTCGTCCAAGAATATAACACAATCATCTCCCATATTTGCTAAACTAGCAGACAAACCGATTTCTTGAAAGTACTCATACATTAGACCACAAACTATTAGTTTATTGCCCATAGATGTATTGATTTGTCCACTGCCCCTACCACCCTGAGGACATTCATATCTGATTGCCCCATCGCGGGCAACCGCAATACCCTTTGGGTGTAGTTGCATATCCAAGAGCCAACTGAGGTAATCATCGTAAACAAAAGCCATTTTATAAAATTCGAATTCGTACAGTAACGCCTCTCTAGAACAGTGTTGATCAAATCTGGAGAAATCCAATGGAACAGCTACTGGTTTGTCAAACTGATTCCATTTCTCTTCCAAAATGACCCCTAACTGTTGACAATTATAGGAACTCATTACTGTCTTAGCGCCCCACACATCATCAATTGCCCTCATAAATTTCTTCTCATTATGCTTGAGATATCTCATCAATTCAAGAGAATATCTCGGCTTGGGAAACTGAATCAAACGCGGAGCCGGATCCTGCTTCATCGATAAATTAGTCTTTTCAGCTTTAAGGAAAGCAGTTAGATGCGAATCTTCCTCCATTAATGGACAGTTTTCAAGTGACTCAAGAGCAGAGGAGTATCTGCTTGCTTTGCGACCTTTGTAGCTACGAACAACGTCCTGGTAACTACTAAGGCGACAAGGCTCGAGGAACTTAATCCATTGAGATTGAAAACTGCCACAGATTGGCATCTTTACTGTTGGTCTTGGTGGATCAACCAAGTTACCATAATCATCCTTCACCTTAAAGACCCGCTCATGAAGCGCCCTGCCTAAATTAATCAAACTATTATTATGAACACCAAACTCCTGACCTAAACTACAACTAGAAACACACAAAAGACTACGACTCTTATACTCACGACTAAACTCCCAATCCAGGACCTCCATTTCCGGGGTACATTCAAATTGCACCTTCGTATCGAACCCCGGAACCTGGACAAGGCACCCCTATTTGTTCAGAAAACTCCCGATGCCAGAAATAACTCTGGCAACGAGAGGCAGATTCTTTGTAAGGAATGCCCGTCTCATACGACGTTTCTGGATAGAAGGAATTTGAGACAACTGATGATATTCAATTTGTTTGTCGTCTGGTACAAGAGCCAGGGCAACTGCTTGAGGAATTAAACGTGCAGCTTCAGTTACCCTAAGGTTGAGTTTACGACACTCTTTGTAAAGGAATAAATTGATGGACTGTGCCTGCACTTCTACATCGCGAGGAGCTCCTGGAAAAGCAAGCTTCGCCTTAGCAACCAAAGATCTTAAAGCGATTTCCTCTTTTCCGGATTTAACACGTTTCCTTTTAGCTACGTACTCCTTTTCTTTTACGATTTTAACAAGTACATCCTGTACCAACTTATCCTTTTCTCGAGCTATTTCCAACTCCATTTTGTCAGTCTTATTTGAACTGTCATATGGATCCAGCTCCAGAACATCCTCTATCTCAGCCTCAGTGTCCTGTATATCTCCCATACGTACAACTGTCTCAGCTACATTAGTATCTTCTGTTCGTATCAAATTGACCGTCAATGCTAATTGTTCAACCTGATGAGATTGATTTTGCATATCTAAGTATTCTTCATAATCTAGATACGCTTTAATAGCACCAATAGCAACCATTGCCACTGAACTAACAGCTACGTACTTCCTCCAATTTCTTTTGGCATGGCTTCCAACTATTGGAACTAGGGTACTATTCAGGAAAGAATTCCTATCTGACCCTTGTCTTTGCAATCTATTATTCACTTCATTCTTAACAACGGATGTAAGTGCGGAATTAACAACAGAAATCAAGAAAGCCATGATGTCTCTTAAGCGCCCACACCAACAAGTGTGAAGTGTGAGTAATGAAAACCAAAACGCGCGTACC